CAGTAACGCTTAAGAAGAGCGCGCACACTGACTATATTTTCTCCACCATATAGTTCAGCAAGATGATCTTGAACAGGCACCGATATAGCTCCTGCAACCTCATCAACAACTTTTGACTCTTCATCATCAACATTGAGAACACCCGCTTGGTAATCACCATTAATGTACGTAAGGTCGCCAAGAGAGTCAACTGGAGACATATAGCGCATATCATCACCAGCACGGACATACACCATGACAGAAATGGAACTAGATGCCACATTGGGAGTACTTAAATCATTAAGAACTTCCACCGTCAAAACACCATTTGTTTCCACATCATAACCGGTATACCTGATTGTATCACTGTGAGAAGAAGCACCTATGGTCTGAATTTCTGCAAATGAAGTCGGCTGCATCCAGTTAGCTGTTATTTCAAATTCACGCTCCTTTGAAATATCGATTACCCGAGTATAAACCGTGTTCCAATCGGTGCCACCCAAGGTGTCATTGAAACGCGGATCCAGGGTCACTCGCAAGCGACCCTTATGATAATCAGATGCAACAACCACAAATCGAAACTTGACAGACCCAGACCAATAGCGGAACAGAGCAGCTAAAGGGCCCATGGGGGTAGTCCCCACAATAGGAGTTGAGTACACGAGTGTGGTGCCCACACTAGCCAAGGCAGGCGTAATTTGGGCATTGAAGAGGAATGAATCAGGATTGTCAGTCGTAGTCCACGCAAACTGCGTGAGGTAAGACTCCTTGGTGAGGATATGTTGAAAAGACATCTCATCCATAGCGGATAAACCACATGTCCGTGGATCCACCGTTAACTCTTGCTCTGCATCGAGAGATAATTTAGCCACATTTTCATCAAGGTTCACATTAGCAAGTGTACCAGCAGAACGCTGCACCACACCAATATTTACTCCCTGCCTATTAGGTCGGGAAAAACCAAAGGCACGAGCAAACTTTCCAACATTGGAAGCCATTTCACTGGTGGCCTTAGCATAGGGACCAATCATGGGAACTGCTGACAATATGTCCGTATACTTAGCTACAGATGATGCAGCTTTGGATATGGGACCATCAGACAATGAACCAGATTGATACGCATTTGTCGTAGGAACATGCAAATCCACATTTTCCATCCACGCAAAAGCGGATATCGTAATAGGATCAGTTCCACCATTTGCGTGTTTCAACGCCTGGTATGACTTAACTGTTATGACCCCCAATTCAGTATAATCCTGACCAGGAAGGGACATAAAATTCTTCTGGTATAAATAATCACAGTTAATAACACCACCCTGTGATGAACACGAATCTAGCTCAATACCAGGCAATTGTGACAAAGCCATGAGATAAATGTCGTCATTGTTCGAACTGGAAGAATTGGTGAGAATTTCATCATGATTATCCAGAGGTCGATATGCACACACCGCACGTCCAAAATAAAAAGGATTTCCATTAATCAAAAATTTCACTCGCAAATCACCCCTCAACAATGTATAATTGTTGAGACGCCCCACAACATTTGGGTTAGTTAAAAATAAAACCCAAGGATCGAGGGTATAATTGAGCGAACCAGTAACTGTCCAAGCGCGGGAATCAATACGAATTGGACGACCGAGGAACGCCGCAAGCGACGAATCCGTTGTGCAGCCATGCGAGAAAGTCTCATCACGAGCTGCAAAGGGGAGACTACGTGGCACTTCCACGTCGTCCCTAAAATGTGTAATTTGATGAGCAGAAACACTACTG